GCGCTTGCCTTTCCCTTCAACATTTCCGTTATCACTATCACCATCACAATCACTCTCACCATCTGGATCCATGTGATCATCAAGCATTTTATCTAATAGATCATCAATGCTAATCTTTTGAATATTTTTCATGAGGTCATCATAGATAGCCTCTGCAGCCATGCCATCATACTTGCTTTCATACAAGCAAGGGACACTTGTAATGAACTCACCTACTTTATGACGTTTCAGGTCTGCGTTAACAGTATAGTCATCTGCAATGTTCCAAATCTGTGGATCACGTGTACCTCGGCGATTCATATGATCATAGACCACGTGCAATACTTCATGACCTACTAGGAATTCTACTTCCTTAGTTTTCAACATCATGATGAAACGTGAATTGTAATAGAATCGTTTGCCATCAGTAGCGGCAGTGCTGCACCATTCATCAGCATTGATTAATTGTAAGCGGGTAGCAAGATTGCCAAAGAAACTATGACGCAATAGTAAACCAACACGTGCAGTAACCAATCTTTCACGTGCTAGTGCATCAATTTTTGGGTCAGTGGGTCCTACAAGATTTTCAAAATCTTTACTACGTTTTTTCTTCTTTTTAGTTGGGGCGATAACATCACTCATAACATGCTCCTATAGATTCAGTTTTATTATTATAATACATTATAGATTTATTGTCAAATCAAGACCTTAAAAAAAGGGTGAGAATATTTCTACTCCCACCCAAATGGTATATTTAACATATACCAGGAGCTACTTACGATCCTGCCTCAACAATGTACTTACCATACTTCTTGTGGAAGTCATCAAAGTTTTTCAACTGACTGGGTTCAATCGGAAGCTTGTAAGTCTTAAGTGCAATTTTTGCACTAACGACAACCAGTTCTGTTTCAAAATTATTCATTGCATACGCAAAGAAATTGTCAGCCATTTCATGGAACTTTTTCATGTCCACTTTCTTGTTGTCAACTGCCTCTTTCAATTCATAACACATTGAAATTGCCAGTGAGTACATAGCCGAAACTTCTTTTACTTGCAAATCTTTAACCTTACCATTAAGAATATCGCTAGGCTCAGGCATCTTACCTGCAAGCTTACGGTGTGCCGCAAACTTAACTGCAAGACCTTCACCAATTGCACCACTGATAAGATTGAATTGTGTATCAGTGTCCGATGATTCATCTTGTAGCAAATCACTAACGAAGCACCAAGTACGCGGAGTAGCGAATGCGCGGCTACTAGATTTATTGTCAAAGTCATACAAGTCTTGCTTAGCAAAACTCAAATAACCAACAACATCTTTGTGAATTTTTTTATCAACAGCCCACAACTGCCATGAGTTAAAGTCGGCTCGCATTTCAATGTGAACGAAACGATTCGCAAGCGGCATCGGCATACGATAAGTAACACCTTTATCACTATCACGATTGCCTGCAGCAACGATCACCACATTATCAGGAAGTTTATACTTACCTACACGGCGATTAAGAATCAACTGATAGCCAGCCGCTTGAACAGCAGGGCTTGCACTATTCATTTCATCTAAGAAAAGAACTACGATAGGATACTGACTTGCTAATTCTTCATCAGGCAAATCAACTGGGGGTGCCCAATCCATTTTACCATTTTCTTTATTGAAGTATGGGATACCACGAATGTCAGTAGGTTCCATTTGAGCCATACGCAAATCAATCATATGACCGCCGAGTTCTTCTGCGACCTCAGCAACTACTTCAGATTTACCAATACCGGGCGGACCCCAAAGAAAAACGGGACGTTGAATTTTGAATGCGCTAAGCAATGCTTTGCGAGTTTGAATACTAGTGATAGTTAAATTATCAGATACCTTTGACATACATAGCTCCTAAAAAAATATTATTTGTTGCGAGAATTTGAATTATAGTATAAGACGGATTTACTGTCAAAACTGTTTTTGCCCAAATTATAGACCTGCCTCAAGTTCCACAATTTGTTTGAAGATTTTACTACGCTGGTCGTCAATAAAGGCATTAGTGTCCTCATCAAAACATCCAGCCTGTTCATCCAAATTGATGAGTTCGTTATACAGTACATCAAGTAGAGTTTGGTCAGCCATAATTTTACCCTTCAAACATATTAGCAGATTGTGCTGCCAATTTTTTAATTGCACGACCAGCTGCTTCACGACTGTTAGTAAATGCATAATCATCACTAAGACTATTGAAGCCGTGATACAATTCCCATTTACCGTCAACTAACCATTCAACTTTAACATCATATGCAGTATCGAACGGTGAACCGTCATGTACTATACGAACCTTACCAAAATCATTTGCTATATACATATTATAACTCCTTATGCCCAAGTAATTTCTTTTGCAGGAAATTCAATCTTACCGTCAAACTCAAGTTGGTCACGCTCAAACTGTGTGAGGAATTCGTTATCAACCAACTCCCAATCAACGATTGTTTCTATGACATAATCGTCAGCCCGTTCAATTTGTTCACGCAAAACCATTACAGCGGTTGTTGCTTCTTCTTGATCCCAAATACCAGTGACAACATACTCATCGCCACCCTTAGCTTTCCAATAAGCATCCTTACCTTTGCCGATAGAACCATCTTCGTTCCATGCATAGTTTTCAAAAACTTGGGTGTAAATGACTACTTTCATTTTTTGCTCCTGTTGTTTGACTATACCGTTATTATATAACCTTTTGGATTTATTGTCAACCAAAAAGTGTTATCAATCCAGCAACGTCATATAAGCTTCGGCGTTGTTGTCGATGAACCAATTGATGCCCTTGCGAACACCGTTGTAATCGCCCATTAATTCGCAGCCCTTAAGATAGTCATAAACAGCGACTTCCTCAGGGGTAAGCATACAAGTTTCGCCCGAAAACGGGTTGCGTACTTCAACGGGCTCAGAGTCCATAATCTTGATACCGGGGAAAATCTGAAAAATTGACTTAGACATTTATCGCTCCTTGTTATTGACTATACAGACATTATATGCCCAAATGGATTTATTGTCAACCAAAAGATTTTGTTGCTTTTTTTGCACGAATTTGCTGGCTGAGTTTGTACGGATTGCTTTCTTCCCAGCCCCAAGATTTAGCGTTATTTGCTGGATTTTTGTTGTAATTTTTGTAATGCTTTTTGGCTTGCGCTTGTGTTAAATTATGCTTAATAATAGCATTACCATCGTCAAACTCAATAAAAAAGTTAAACATTTAATAACTCCTTATCAATCACAATACAGATATTATATGCCCAAATGGATTTATTGTCAACCGCTGCCCAGAAAGTCTAGCACTAAATAGATAGATGAGGAATTATAAATGACCTGGCCAGTATCGCCTATTAATGGACAGCAAGTAGAAATCAATGGTATTCTGTATGAATATAATTCGACCGACGGAGTCTGGAATCGCATAGGGTTTGTACCTACTGGGATTACCCTTCCATTTTTACAAACCCCAAACTTAACTGTAACCAATCTTGCTGATTTAGGTAATATAGGCAATGTCAGAATTACGGGCGGATCTGCTAACTATATTATACAGACCGACGGGGCGGGTAATCTTACATGGGTAGCACAAGCAGCACAATCAGCGGCAGGTAATGCCACAGAAATACAGTTTAACACCGGTGGTGTTTTTACTGCGGATCAAAATCTTAGATTTTTTACTGGCAATAGCACACTTCAGACAACTAATGTAGCCGCAGTCATAACTACTGCGAGCCAACCCTACATAACAAGTGTAGGAACACTCAATGGGGTAACTGTATCGGGCAATACCAATACAGGTAATATTAGCGTGTCTGGTAATGTGACTTCAGGAAACGCTAATTTAGGTAACGTAGCCAGTGCGAATCTCTTTACAGGAACACTAACAACTGCAGCACAACCAAACATTACTAGTTTAGGTATATTAACAGGGCTTTCAATACTTGGTAATATTAACGGTAATCTATTGCCCAATGCTAACAATACGTTTAACTTAGGTGCAACAAATCAAAGATATAACTATTTGTACGTTTCAGCTAATGGCGCATTGATTAACGATGTGGCACTTTATTCTAACGCTGGTAACCTAATTAGTAATGGCAATATTTTTACAACGGGAAGATTCATATCTAATCTTGTTACAGGTAATGCGCCTTTCGTTGTTAGCAGTAATACACTAGTTGCAAATTTAAATGCTAATTTATTACAAGGGCATTCAGTTAGTTCTGCTAATACAGCGAATACAATAGTATTACGTGACAGCAACAACAATTTTGCCGCTAATACAATAACTAGTAATTTAACAGGTAATGCGACTACAGCAGGCACAGTTGTTACGAATGCACAACCAAATATAACAAGTGTTGGCACTCTTACAAGTTTATCAGTATCAGGTAATGTAACATCAGGTAATGCTAATTTAGGCAATGTTGCTACAGCTAATTTCTTTATAGGTAGTGGTAATAATTTAAGTAATATACAAGCAGGAAATATTACAGGAATAGTAGCAAATGCATTTTATGCTGATAGTGCAGGCAATGCGCAAAATGCCACAGCAGCAACACATGCCGCAACGTCAAACACCGTAGTAGATAGCGCACAACCCAATATAACAAGTGTTGGTACATTAACAAGTTTAAGTGTTACTGGAAATATAAATTCAGGTAATGCTACATTAGGTAATACCGTAACAGCTAATTGGTTTGTTGGTAATATCGCAGGCAACGTAACCGGTAATATCAATTTACCAGGAAGTAACACTCATGTATTGTTTAATAACAATGGAGTATTAGGTGCAACAAATGGCTTCACGTTTAATCCAGTAAGTAATGCTGTAACTATTGCAGGCAATATCTCAGCTGGCAATGCAAGTTTAGGAAACCTAGTTGTTGCAAACTTCTTTGAAGGTAGTGGTAATAGATTATCAAATATCAATGGAGCTAATGTAAGCCAAGTAGCCAATGCAAATTACGCTACATTTGCTGGTACTGTTTCTGTAGCCAATACTGCCAATATCGCAAACTTTGCTGCTAGAGTTACTATAAATGCACAACCAAACATAACAAGTGTAGGTACCTTAACTAATTTAATTGTAACTACATCAGCACTTAATTCAAGTAGCCCCGTACAATTTAATCAAACTTGGAATAATGTAAATCAATTATTCACAGGTATCAGACAAAATATTACAGATAATAATAGTAATTTAGATAGTTTATTAATAGATTTGCGTGTAGGTGGTATCTCAAGGTTTAGTGTTACAAAGAATGGAACTGCTAATGCAGCAAATATAAACACTACATTTATTGCAGGCACCCTTACAACAACCAGCCAACCAAATATAACAAGTGTTGGTAATTTACTTTCACTTACTGTTAACGGAAATATAAATGCACCAAACGTTTATGCAAATTTCTTTGGTGCATTTAATGGAAATATTGGTGCTAATGTTCCTAACAGTGCTATATTCACTAATGTAACAGTAACATCAACTGCCAACGTTACCGGTAATTTACGTGTTGGTAATGCTAACTTAGGCAATCTAGCTGTAGCAAATTTCTTTAGTGGTGACGGTGGATTCATCAGTAACGTAAGTGTACCGGCTAACACACAAATCATAAATGGCAATAGTAATGTAATAGTTCAAGCAAACGCAAACGTTCGTATATCTGCGAATGGTATTACACAGTTTATAGTAACATCAACAGGTGGTAATGTAACCGGAACACTAAGTGTTGGTGGTAACATTACTGCAGCAAATGTGTCTACTGGCAATGTCACTACTACAAGCGCACTTTCAGTAGCAGGCACAGCAAATCTTAATGTTACTAACTTTGCAAACATAGCAACGTTCCAACAAACAACTGACATTTTAAATCAGAAAGTAAATGCTACAGGTACAGTTACACATAATTTTCAAACAGGTGCGATCTTTTATCATTCAAGTGTAGCAAACAATTTTACAGTAAATCTAACTAATGTTCCTACAACTGCAAATAGAACCATTGTTGTACCAATAATAATAGAACAAGGCGTTAGTGCTTACATAGCTAATCAATTTCAAATTGATGGGTTATTTCAAACTATTAATTGGTTAGGAAATGTAATCCCTGTTGGTACAGCCAACTCAGTTGATGTAGTAGGTTTCACATTAATTAGAACTACATCTAACTGGACTGTGTTAGGACAATTAACTAGTTACGGCGGATAAAATGCCAAGGATGTCAGCAGCTTCACCATTTAGTACATTTTCATTCGTCCCGCCTCCTCCTGTACCTCCACCGGATATACCAGTAGGTGCACTTGTTTTCTACAATCAATCTTTTACAGGTATACCAGGTTGGCAAAGATATGATATAGCAGATGGGTATTTTCTAAGGGGCACTGCTACTCAAATGCAAATAGAAGCAACATCTAGCCCTAGTTTATCTGGCAATGTCAATGTTACTTTAGGTACTGCAGGGTCACACTTTCCTAGTCAAATATCATTTGGACCTGCATTCAATCCTTCTGGCACCGCATTTCCAGGTGGCTGGTTTAATTTAGGCACAGCAGGGTCACATTCTCATACAATAGGAAGTTTAAATTTATCTACTATTGGAGTGCCAACACCTGCTAGTTATTCAACATACATAATCATTGAGTGCATTAGTGCAACTAAACGATTACCTCCAAATAGTATTGTATTTTCACAAAACTCACCGGGTAGTTTATTTTCTATATTAGGTGCTGAAAATCAACCAATACGAGGAGGGGTGTCAAATAATACTACTGGTACAGGCACAATTATTACAAACATAAGAACTACTGCAGTCAGCGGAACACACAGTCATATTGATACAAATTTTCCGTTTAACCCTGCAACAGTTGTGTCAACTAATTTCCCATATGTCACAACATTAACACATAATCATAATATGACATTGAACATTGTGGCGAATTCAATTTTAACAAAATTGTTAAGTGCTTGGGGAAATAGTTTTGAAAGTTATTTAGGATTAAATTCAATTTTAATGTACAAAGGTTCATTAACTAGTTTGCCTACAGGATGGTATGTGTGTGATGGTACAAATGGCACAATAAATATGGTAGATTTCTTTGTTGGATTTGGAAGTCAGGGTGCATGGGACACAACAACAGGAGCAAATAATGATATTGGTGCTTCGGGTTCTACAACTACGAATACGTGGAGTCACAGTCATCAAGGTTCAGGTATTATAGGGGCGACTCCTGCTACATTAGCCAGCGTACCACATGGAACAAATACAGTAACACATGGTCATACTGTAACCCCATCTGTTGTGGGTGCAAACTATGATCCAGGTACAATTAGAATAGCATTTATACAATACAAAGGATAAAAATATGGCACATGATTTTATATCATTAGATTACGAAAATGAAAGTTTTTCTGCTAGAATAGATGATGATGAACATGCATTTTCTAGTATGGAAGTTTTTTTCACACTTACAAAATTCCCATATAAAACAGGAATTTCTGCAATAAGCTTAGAACCAAGTAGAAATATTTACGCAGTCATTTATAGTGATGGTAAACAAACTCATACTGAACATTCTGAAGAAATACAATGGCTTCTAACAAAATGGAATAAAATTAAAGAAGCTATCAATGAAGATGCAGCAAACACTGTTTATAATGTTTGGACATTAACAGATGAACGTAACATGAGATTAAATTCTACAGATTGGTTAGTATCTAGACATACTGAAGAAAAAATAATAGGCATGAATACTACATTAAGTGAAAGTCAATTCACTAAACTTCTGACTTATAGACAACAATTAAGAGATATTACTAACCAATATACAACGCTTGACGATGTAGTTTGGCCTGTTAATCCATTACCTTAGCAATAAGTATTAATTTTTCTAAGTGACTGATTGCTTTATTAATTTTTTCTCTGTGACTTTCTAAGTGATAAGTGCGTCTAGTTTGCCTAGCCACTACTTCAGCCCTGCTAAGTTCATTAACCATTTTATCAATATTATCCAACATTTGTTTTAAATCTGGGTTATAGTTAATCGTACTTAATTGCTTACGTAGGTTAGCACTTACGGTCTGCCAGTCCAGTGCAAGTTTAATTTCCATAAAATAATTTCAAAAAAGAGAGTTTTGTAACAGAATTGTCATACTGCGGCCATTAAATATTTATTGCAAATTACAAATTTTCTTTAAAAGGAGACACACACTATGAAAAAACTATTTGCAGTTTTTACTCTATTAGTAGCAGGAGTCGCATCAGCAGCAGATTTAACAGGAGCAGGTGCGACTTTTCCATTTCCGATCTATGCAAAATGGGCAGAAGCTTACAAAGCAGCAACTGGCATAGGACTTAATTACCAATCAATTGGTTCAGGCGGTGGTATCAAACAAATCAAAGCAAAG